TTGTCAAGAATGAAAAACCCTTATGAAAAATTACTCAATAGAAAGAGAACTTGGAACCCAGTACAAACCACAGCTGGTCAGCTTAAGGCTGGAGCCGAAGAAGCCATCTACCGTGCTCTTGCAATACGGCATATGGAGCTACCAGTTGGCGAGTTTATTACAGAGGCACTTGAGAAGAATGTTCCCGACTCTGCACGAACACTTCTAGAAGCTAATGTAAAGGATGAGATCAAACATGATCTCGCACTAACATATATCACGAACGCTATAGGCGTTGATGAAAAAGCAGAGGCAGAAGCTCTCAGGTTACGTGATGCCTGGGAAGCTCACCCCGATCACACTATATTAAAAGCTTTGGTAGCTGAACGTGCAATATTCTTTGTTATTCTACCTTTCTTTCGCTTTTGTGGCGATCCTGGTCTTAGGACCGTGGCGGCTGATATTTCCAGAGACGAACAGGTACATGTTGCCTGTAATTCTCTCGTCTGTTCTGCTATGGGTCTACGCCCTAGTAATTCTTTGGACAAACTTAGGAAGGCCACGATTAATTGGATCTTTCAACCACTAGGTATTAATACTACCGATAAATATTTGGACAAAAATTTTTGGCTGAATTCATCAGACAGATTAATGTATGAGGGCAAGGCACCTCAACTTTCTGACACCAGAGCAGCCAGAATGCCAGCTTTCTTTGAACATGCAAACACAAATCTACCCCAGTACGCTTAACCTCCACTCTGAAAAACTAGAAAAATTAATTGAGGATCTAGAAAATAAATTTCCCAATGCACCCATCCATCCTAAAGAAGAAATAAATGCTATCATGTATAAAGCTGGACAAGCTAGCGTGGTAGCATATGTAAAACAATTATTAGACGAATAAATATGTGTCTATTTAAAATACCTAGCCCTAAAATATTACCTACTCCTCCTCCAATCAAACCGATGCAGGATACAAATACTGCTTTGCCGGATTCTAAAGAATTAGTGGATCAAGATGATGTAGCTTCAATACAATATGGTACAGGTCAGAAAAAAGCTGGCCCAGCAGCAGGGAAAAAAACAGGTACAGATCAATTGAAAATACCACTTAATGCTGGAGAGACAGGCTCTACAACAGGAGGAGCAAATGTATAAAGCAAGTGAAAGATACAGTCAACTATCATCAGGACGATCACAGTTCTTAGATACAGCAGTTGAATGTTCAGAACTTACTTTACCTTATCTAGTACAACAAGATATAAAACAAAAAGGTGGTAAGCAAAACTTACTACAACCATGGCAGTCAGTCGGTGCCAAAGCGGTAGTTACATTAGCAGCAAAGCTTATGCTTGCATTGCTACCTCCGCAAACAAGTTTCTTTAAGCTACAAGTCAGAGATGATAAGCTAGGAGAAGGCATGGACCCAGCAATGAGAAGTGAATTAGATTTATCTTTCTCTAAGATAGAAAGAATGATCTTAGATTATATCGCTGCTCAGAATGATAGAGTTGTAGTACATCAAGCATTAAAACATCTGATAGTATCAGGTAATGCTCTTATCTTTATGGGTAAGGATGGACTTAAACACTTTCCACTTCAAAGATATGTTGTTAACAGAGATGGTAATGGTAACATAATTGAAATTGTTACTAAAGAAATAATTAGTAGAAAGGTACTAGGTATTGAACCTAAACCCTCGTACCCTAACGATCCAAATAATCAATCGGATGCAGGTTCAGATGAAGATGACGCAGAAGTATACACATGCGTTAAGATGGATGAGAAAAGTGGTCGTTGGATTTGGCATCAAGAAGTAGATGATTTAATCATCCCTGACAGCCGTAGTACAGCACCAAAGAATGCAAATCCATGGTTAGTTCTTCGATTCAATACAGTAGATGGAGAGGACTACGGACGTGGTAGAGTAGAAGAGTTTATAGGAGACCTTAGATCACTTAACGGACTATCACAAGCTCTTGTAGAAGGGTCTGCAGTAGCAAGTAAAGTAATCTTCTTGGTATCTCCAAGCGCAACTACTAAACCACAGACACTAGCTCAGGCTGGTAACGGTGCTATCATTCAAGGTAGACCAGAAGATGTTGGAGTAGTACAAGTAGGTAAGACTGCTGACTTCCAAACAGCTTCACAACTAATGATGGGATTAGAGAAAAGAATCTCAGAAGGTTTCTTAATACTTAATGTAAGAGACTCTGAACGTACTACAGCAGAAGAAGTACGGATGACTCAGTTAGAACTTGAACAAAGTCTAGGTGGTTTATTCTCACTACTCACTGTAGAGTTCTTGATACCATATTTAAACAGGACGTTGCTAGTACTGCAACGATCAAATCAAATACCTAAGTTACCTAAAGATGTGGTAAGACCAAGGATCGTAGCTGGTGTTAACCAGTTAGGTCGTGGTATGGATGCAGCAGCATTGACACAGTTCATGGGTACAATAGCTCAGACATTAGGAGCTGAAGCTATACTTAAGTATGTAAATCCTGCTGAAGCTATCAAACGATTAGCAGCATCTCAAGGTATAGATGTACTTAACCTTGTTAAGACTGAACAACAGTTACAACAAGATATGCAGCAAGCACAGCAACAGCAAGCACAGCAAGAACTAATGAAACAAGCTGGTCAGTTTGCTAATACACCGATGATGGATTCATCAAAAGATCCTAAAGCTGAAGAAAGGATTGATGCAATATCACAAGCAATTAACCCCACTCAAGAATAAATGGCAGAAACATTAACATACGATGCTGGTACTGATACAGTAACAGACGGAGACGGAAACAATTTAACACCAGCTGAACAAGAATCTCTTGCAGTCGGTGAGGAGTTAGTAGCTCAACAAGAAGGATTATTAGCAGGTAAATACAAAGACGCTGCAGAATTAGAGAAAGCTTATGTTGAACTTCAAAGTAAACTTGGAGAAAAAGGTAATAAAGATAGCGGAGAAACTAGGGACACCGAAGATACTGCAGAGGTGGAGTCCGAAGAAACAACAGAAGAAACGGAAGAAACTCCACAAGCTTCTCCAGCGGCTGAGTTAATCACTTCAGCTTCAGAGGAGTTCAGTGAAAGAGGAGAGCTAAATGCTGAGACATTAGAAAAGTTTTCTTCTATGAGTAGTAGGGATTTAGTTAATGCCTACATGGAGATCCAGAAAAACTCACCAGACATAGCAGAACCAGCTGGAGATATATCTGATGCTTCAGTTAATGAAGTTAAGAATTTTGCAGGTGGAGAACAAGCTTACGAAAGCATGGTTAATTGGGCTAGTGAAAATTTAGACCAAAAATCTATTCAAGCTTTTGATAGTATAGTTAATACTGGTAGTGTAGATGCTATTAAGTTAGCAGTCTCTGGATTAAGAACTCAGTATGAAAACGCAAACGGATACGAAGGACAAATGTACACAGGTAAAGCACCCAAAACAAGTAAAGATGTCTTCAGAAGTCAAGCTGAATTAGTTGACGCTATGAGTGATAGAAGATATGATAGAGATCCTGCTTACCGTCAGGATGTTATCGAGAAATTAGAACGGTCTGATAACTTATCATTTTAGAAATATGGTGAAAAAGATTAAGTCACATAAAGATGTGAAACTACCTTTTGGTAGTGGTAAAACAGATACAAGACCATGGGTACCTAGACCACCTGTTCCTAAAGCAGGTAAAGGTGGCTCACCTGGTCAACCCTATGATCCACCTAGACCTGATATCCCACACCCTAATCCTCCTAAATACGCTAAACATAAAAACAGACCTAAACCTCACGATCAAAGCGTCAATGCATAACTATGGCAGTAAATTACGGAACACCCTCAAACTTAGATAAATACTTTGAAAAACATGGCTATCCAAATAGAAAAGATAGTGATAAACATAGATTGAAAATCATGAGAGGATCATTAAAAGCTAAACATAAGAATAAACCTAAACCACATGATCAAAGTGTAAACGCATAAGTGTATCGTGGCGACCTGAACTTTCATCCTCGCCCATTAACATACTCATTTATTTTAATGAACGACACAGAAGTAATCGCACTTCAAACTCCTATTGAATACACTATGAACGACAACGCTGAACTTCAAAATGGACGCTGGGCTATGCTCGGCATTGTGGCAGCTCTAGGAGCATACGCCACGACTGGACAAATCATCCCCGGAATATTTTAAATGAAAAAAATCACTCTAGCTCTCGCAGCTACACTATTCTCCAGCCCTGTATTAGCTGGACCTTACGTTAACGTAGAAACCAAAGCTAAATACACAGGTTCAGACTATAAGTCTAGAGCTACAGACCTACACGTAGGTTATGAAAACAAACTTAACGATCTTGCATATTATATCCAAGGCG